TGGCCAATAAACCGGTCTTGAGTGGAGTGAACCCCATAGCCACCAATCTCAACAAACATATCCTCCTTTCTGCTGTCGAAATCGGCCATATGCTGCAGTACTGCCATTACAGCAGATTCATTGTCAGGACGAATTGTTATAGCAAAAGCCATACCTCCTCCCTATTTAAATGAAGGCATTTTGTTCAGCGTGTCATCACCAAACACGCCTCCTACATAACTGGTACCGATGGGCATCGTACTGGGAGTCTGTAACGGCTTTTCAGTGGTGACCTGATTTTGTGTATTGAGGATATTCAAAGTAGCCCTACCATCTGCAATCCGTTTTAAGAAGTCAATTTCGGCTTTATAGCGATTCTCGACTTCTTCTGTTGGACGCTGAAAGTAAAGACGATAGCGCGCAATATTGCAGGCAATCCGTTTTAATGTGCTGGGAACTTCCGGTAATGGCAGCTGATATTTCACTGCTACATAACTGTCTATTTCTTCAACTGCATCTTGTAGAGCCTGCTCAATGGCATTCTCTACAGTCTGCATGGCCTTTAAATTGGATATCTCATTTACACCAAACCGAGCCTCCATATCTGCTTGTGTCGCGTACATAGATCACCTTACTTGGCTGCATCTGCACCCTGTTCAGCTGGCTTGTCACTAGCCTTAGACTTAGACGCTGGCTTGGCCTTTTCAAGCTCAGCCACCTTTGCCTTAAGTTCAGCAATTTCCTGCTCAGCTTTAGCTTTATCAGCAGCAGCTGTCTGATTGGCTTCAGTTAAAGTAGTATTTGCTGCTGTCAGCTCTGCATTGGCTTTTTCAAGCTCAGCCAAACGTGCTGCGGCACTATCTGCTTTAGGCTCTTCCGGCTCCTGATATTCTTCAATAGCCCCAGATGCTAAAAGGGCCTGAATACGTTTTGCTTCAAGCCCTTTGATTTCATCACCAGGCATAAAATGCCCGATGGATTGTTTTGCTGTGTACTTCGGCATTTAAGCCTCCTTATAGAGTAATGAAGCCGGTTCCGCCAACTACGCCGTTCTTATTCGATGGAATGACCAGTGGAGCAGATTCAGTCATCAGCATAATGCCACTTGGATCTTCACAGTACCATTGACGGTCAAAGTACTGCTGAGCCACACCATTGGCCAGCATATTTTTAATCTTACAATGAGCCACCGAGCCATTGGTATCCGAGATCAGACTGAAATAGTCTTTCTCAATGAAACGGTTCACCTTACCCTTATGACGGTAGGTTGCATCGTAAACCCAGAATTCAATTCCATCAAAAGTGCCTTTCAATGTAGCAGTCTCACTTACGCCAAAGCTTGGTGTAACGGGTACAGAGATTCCAGCATAGGGCTTGATGAATTCATCCTTGAATTCTGAATTATTCCATAGAGCTGCCCAAACCGAACCCGACATGATAGCAAGCTTAGCTTCACCACCATCAGCAGCCAGTTGACGCTCTAGCATACGTTTAATGTCATCAACAGGCTTTGCTCCAGCTTCATTCCAAGGTGTTGCAGGAGTGAAAAGCAGAGATGCATCACGACGGTAATCCACCAGGTTGTATTCATAATCATCTGAATGCAGCAGGTATTGACCATTTTTAAGAAGATTAATGGCCATCATCAAAACCGAGTTATCAATCGCATCATGGTTGCGTTTCATAACAGCGATTTGAGCAATTACCATTTTTTCCTGGTCAGAGAGCTGCTGGTTACCGGTAGAGATAATGCCAGCTGTACGCAGACGTTCCAGCAAAGCTAGCTCAAAGGTTTCTGCAGGTGTTACCTGATTTTTAGGTTTGTAGTAAGCCGGTTTCACATGGCGTACTTCACCGGATTGATCAGTATCAAATGGTTTACCAGGTTGCTGTGGCGATACCAGTGGTGCCAAGTCGTGTTCAGCTGTTACTTCAGCTAGTGGTACGTAATCCCGAGCGAATATCGGGCGGTTTGGAAACAGGCGGTCCAGCAGCCATGTATCCATCGGACGGAAGTTGTTATGAATGAGAGCAAGCTCACCCACATCAAGAAGTTCAAGCGGAGTACCGTCAATATTAAAAGACTGTGGCATGTTAATTACACCTTAGAAAGTTCGATTTTGTTTTTGGTTGCTTTGGCGCGGACAGCATCATATTTCGACTTGTCCAACAACGCCCCATTTAAAGACACGGCCTCAACGTTAAATACGCCGCCGTAATACACCGGAATTTCAATCCCGTCAGCCGCTTTGATGGTTGCTTCAGCTGCGGTAACGTTCTGGCCACAGATCACATCCCAGGATGATTCATCTGCAGCATGAGTCAGTACATTGTCATCAGATAGTGTCAGTAGATCGCCGTAATTGTAGGCGGTACCAGCCATCACCTTGCCATTGGCACGGCGCAGCTTTTCATTGTCGAGTACCAGTTTACGTGTGGTAAATGACACCGGTGGAATATAGTGAATAGCCATGAATTATTTCCCCTTGTTTTGTTCAGCGAAGGCTTTTGCACCTGCTGTGAATTGATGTTCCTGGTTACCACCCTGTCCGCCTTGCCCTTGTCCACCTTGGCCACCAGTAGCCTGATGATTAAACAGGTAGTTCAGTGCAGGATTTACAGCTGGTGTTTGTTGTTGCTGTTGGCCAGCTGGTGGTGTTTGATTACCTGTCGAGAACTGTTTAAGTGTGCTGGCCATCAGCTCAAATGCTTCGTCTGGCATGGCAGCGAACTTAGACTTCTCTTCGGTACTAAATTCTTTGCCCAGGTCTTTTGCCAAAGCATCGATTTCGGCATTACGTTTATCAGCAGCAAACTTTTTAATCTGTTCCTGCAAACCTGTAATGGTCTGCTCCTGCTCCTTGAGTTTTGTTTTTGCTTGTTCTAGGTCCACGTCTGTGTCCTCTGGTTGGTTAAAGTTTTTGGGTGAGTGACTAGCTGCCACGGCGTTGGTATTGTCATCTGCACCTAAAGCACAAAATGACACTTCACGGATACGACCACCCCGAAAGATGGCAACAGGTGCCTGGAATGTCCTGCCATTCACAATGACTGAACCTTCTTTAACCTCTTCCACTGTGGTGGGATAAATCCGTACTGACATTTGCCATGGAAAGTCATCATCAGAGTCCTGGGCGACTTGAGTTCCGAATTCATTTGAAAGTAGATTTCCCTCAATTTTGAGGCCTTCCGTATGGCTCACAGAATATGAGTTGATTGCTCCAGCTCTTTGACTGGTTCGATGCTCTAGCAATGCGGGGATACGGCCTTTGATCTGGATCGAATCAAGGTCAAACACCACCTTGTCCCAATACCAGTGGTCAGTAATTGCTTCACCGCTATAGGCAATACCCGAGAAGGTGCGCTTCTTTTTCCCTTCCTCTGGCTTGTCTACACTGACTTGGCCAAGCTGAAAGCAAAACTGATCTTGCTCCTGCTTAGCTTTTTCATTTGGATCTGGCATTTTTCATGCTCCATAAAAAAACCGCTCCATTAGGAGCGGTTTGGTGATTAAAGAGACTTATTTCGTACTCTTCTTTCTATCATCAGATTTTGTAATAAGTTCTGTTTGAGGCGGTGGGACATATTCTGGCGGATTATTGTTACTCATATTCATCCTATTAGATTAATGAAATTATTAAGCAAATATTTTAGCAGTAAAAATAAAACCTAGTAAAACCAATAATAGCAAGCCCGCGCATTTTACTTCATAAAAGGCTTTAGTCAAAAATGAAGTTTTATAACTAATAGCCGACTTATAGCTTTCAATAATTTCCATATATTGATTAGCCATTGAGTAATAAAATACGTCCAAATCGTTTTTATTAAAGTAATCGATATTTTGCAAATTGAAAGGAATACTTTTTAACTTAATAGGTTGCATAGTCATAAAAATGAATCGCCATGAGGCAGCAAACGAGGCTGAAGCAAGGGTAATCAAAATTAAAATAGTAGAGTTTATTAAGTTAAATTCAAAATTTTCAACTATATCTTTGAAGAGCAATACAAGTACACCCGATAAGATACTTAATGAGGTTAGGTACTTAGATGCTTTATCTTCAACTTTATAATATTCTCCCCTTAAGCTATCAAATTCACTTTTATAAAAATCAAAAAGCACTTTATATCTATCTATTACTGCCTTTTTATCTTTTTCCTCAGTCTGTGGCATAACTCACCAATTCAATTATCTATATGTTTTAAAGTATAAACCATCTGGCCATTTACTATTTCACTTGAAACTACCTGAAAAGATATGCCTAAGGGAAACAGTACGCCTTGCCCTGCATTTAGTTTTTCTAGTTCAATACCTAAACCTTTAGCATTCTCAATCTGAATCACGATGTTTGAGCTAGAACCTGCAAGTATTAACGGCGCATCCAGTGTAATGACCTTACCTATCTCCAATGATGCAGCGTAGGCTAGTGAAGCTGATCCGGTCACTGTAGTTGCACTATTTGATGCTACTGCCTGTAGCCTGCCTAAATCCTCCTTCAACCAGCGTTTAAGTACTTCCTCAGCCAGAGTGATAGGTGGTTGCTTTAACTGCGCCGTAAGAGCTGAATCATTGCCTTGTACATAATCCAAGAAAGTACGAATCGCACTAGGTCGAATGCTTGGATCAAGTGGAATCACTGTATTGGCCACCGTATCGAATAAGTCCCGAGTCTTATCATCCATCGGAGCAAACAGACTGGTGAGCTTTTTACTCGCCGTCCATTCGGCCTTGATGATCTCTTTCTGCTCCAACAAAAACGCTTTATCCAGGTCAGAATCCAAGATCTTTTGGTCCACCAGACCAGATAGATCGCCATAGGTCATTGGACTGGTACTCCACCCCATTTCCTCAGCCACTTCCGGTAGCTGATCATCTGGAGTAATACCATATTTTTCCGCCTGCTTTTCAGTTAATGCAATCACTGTACAGCGACACATGAAGCCCCACGGCGGGTAATACATGAGCCAGAATGGATCATCGATATGACGAATAATCCGGTTCAATGCCAGGTGACTTGGACGGACCCAGCTATCATCGATAGCTGAGTACATCAGGTATGGTCGCTTATCTCTATTGCGTTGCTGCTGTTGCCAACGTCCATGACTATACGCCGTCTGAATATTGGTCCTAAAAACATTCTTGAGATAAGGCTCACTTAGCTTGATCTCATGTTCAGCGACCAGTTTCTTAAAGTCCTCAAATGTCGAGCCATCTGCAATAGCCTTGTTTACGGCGGCTATCACTGTCTGGATCTGTTCCATGCTCGATAAAAAACTGACCGTGGTGGCCAGTTGTCGTGTCTTGAGATCCAGAGAGTAAAATTCATCAGGCAATACAATTTTACGAGCCCGGGCAAACTGTAAGGCCTCTAAGAATGTGACTGGCTTCATTGATCCTCACTTGCTGTCATATACCCCAGCACATCACCTGCATATAAAGCCCGTTCCAGATTCGCCGTGAACTGCGACTGATTGGCTTCAGGCATAAGCTGCATCAGATGAAAGGCTAGCTCTTCTGGTGTTTCACTCTTCTGCAGGAGCTTGTTTACCTGATCATTGCTTAAGAGTTCGATATTGCGCTGTGCATCAGTCAGCTCTTCTACTTCTTGCTGTTCAGGTGATAGCTTTCTGGTAGTGGCTGCGAAACTAAACGCTTTATGCGGTAATGCATTGAATTGCTGTATTGGCGTGATATCTGAAGCTACTCCAACTTTGAAATGCTCAGGCTTGATACCGTAGGTTTCAATGATGTACTTGTCATTAAACTGCACACCCAGATCCTTAAGCTTCAAGTCCCGCTCGACCACTTTGACATTGAGGTCCTGTTCACCGCCTAGAATGATCGTATGCTTATCAAATCCATTGAGGATACAAAGAGCATCAATCAGTTCCTGAACTGTCGGTGAAATCATGCGTAAGTCAGAATTACGTTTGTCCATCCTGACTTCATTGTGCACCACTCCAAGTGCCTTACTGCCACCACCGTCATTCTCAGATGTCATTGTTTGGCCAAGAACAACTTTCTGGACACGGCGGACCATGACCTTATCAAAAGCTTCAAATGCAGAACTACCTGCACCAGAGAAATTAGTACCAACAGTGTTTATATCCTCAGTCGGATCAATCGCCACCACGGACTGTGCATGAGCACCAATTAAGGCCTGAACCATAGCATCAGTATTTTTTGATTTACCTACCAGCAATGGTGAACCAAAACGCTCCAGAAACTTTGCCCAGAATTTCATTGAGCCAGCTTTAAAAAACCAGATCCAGTAAAGCTTGGTGAGTAATGCTTCACCATAGGGCTGTTTGAAAGATGGTTTACGCCGTGTCAGAAAAAATTTGAGCGGATAGGTCTTGAACACGTTTACCTCAGTACTGGACTGTGGCTTACGGAAGATCAGCTCACCATTATTTTTAGGCTCAAACCATTCCAGCGGCTTGACCATAATATCGGCAAGGGTAAACCGGCTATTCTCATCAATCTTGTAGTTAGCTTCTAAAACTGAATAACCGTAGGGACACGCTTCCCAAGCACCTGATACAATTTCAAAATGCCATTTGGTAAAAAGCTCTTTTAAGAAAATGGTCTGTTCACCATGATCTTCTATGAATCGCCACGGCGCATTTAAAACTGCATCAAGCCGGGTTTCCATTGCCTGTGATATTTCATCATCGGTCATTAAGACCGAAAGACGTTGCCGAGAAAGCCCAGCTTGACGCAATACCTCATCTACATCAGCAGCACGACCCATTGTAAAAGCAAGATTCTCTACCGCTATACTGGTCATCAAGCCTTTAGACTGAGGCTTGGCTGTTTCAGTTTTAGTCTTTTTAGCCTTTGCCATAATTGTTCCTTAAAACATACGTGAGCCACCTGTGGCGGGCTTGGCTATTGGTGGTTCATTTACTTCGTTAAACGCATCACTGCCAGCATCCACTTGGTCATCATATTTACCATTGGGAAAGTTTCGTAATTCCTCAATGAATGCTTTGTTCCAATCACCCTTCAGCATTTTTACATTGCCGACATTCACCTGGGCAGCAAATGGCTGGGCACGAGTGATCTTGTCACCCGATACTGCTTCAGCTTTGACCGTGAATCCTGAGAGCATCGTGACAAAGTTTTTCGCCTGGGCTTTACCGGCCTGTCCCGGATCTTGTGGCAATCGGATTGATACGGCTTTACCGTCCAGTTGTGCTGTCTGTTTGATCCGGTTTTCAACGCCATCAGGTCCAAGCTGTGCTCGCTGTACATCCACAATATAGATATATCCATCACGGCCTTTTGCTTCTTTGACACCTGCAGTGTAATCCCCTTCATTCTCCGAAGAAGCCAGATCCCATGCACGTACCTGATGCATAATATCAGCGGGTAAAGCTTCCACGATTTCAATATTGTCAGGCTTAAAAAAACCACCGGCTGGTGGTGAAGTTTGCTGTCTGTACTGACCGGCAAATACATACGGCGCTGCAAGCTCCATCCGATTTAATGTTTCAATAGTATGCTTTGCAGGCCAGAGCGCAGTGCCATCATCTTGGATTGCAGAAAGGCATAAGTGTTCCCATTCTTCACCA